AATGCCGGTATCAGTGTGGCCAGCACCGTCACGCCGAAGCGTCTGGCGGGTGTGCTACGCAATGCGGCTGACGGCAACGCGCTGGATTATTTCATCCTGGCCGAAGAGATGGAGGAACGAGACCTCCACTACTCTAGCGTACTGCGCACCCGCAAGCTCACCGTGGCCGGTATCGTTCCAACGGTAGAAGCCGCCAGCGACGATGCGCGTGATGTTGAGTTGGCGGATGCCGTTCGAGTGATGATCGAGCGGCCGCAAATCCCAGAACTACTGTTTGATCTGCTTGATGGCCTGGGCAAAGGGATCGGGGTAGTCGAAATCCTGTGGGATACCTCAACGGTACCGTGGATGCCGCGTGATTATTCCTGGGTAGACCCGCGCTTCCTCAAGATGGATGCCGATACCTTGCGCCAGGTACATGTGCTGACCGAGGCGGAACCTTTCAACGGTGAGCCGTTGTCGGCTTACAAGTACCTTATCCATCAGCCTCGCCTGAAGTCCGGGTTGCCGTTACGCAACGGTCTGGCGCGTCTGGTGGCCGTGATGTACATGCTGAAATCCTTCACGGTGCGGGACTGGTGGGCGTTCGGTGAGAAATTTGGTTTGCCGATCACTATCGGCAAATATGGTAACAACGCCAGCGCCGAAGATATCCAAACCTTGATTGATGCCATTGCGGCTCTGGCCTCTGACGCAGGGTGTGCCATTCCCTCCACCATGCAGGTGGATATGGTGGAAACCGCCAGCCGCCAGGGGGGTGGTGACCTGTTCAAAGGCATGGCCGAATGGTGTGACGCCCAGACCAGCAAGGCGGTGCTGGGTCAGACGATGACGACCGACAACGGCAGCAGCCAGAGCCAGGCCAACGTGCATGACCGGGTGCGTATGGATATTGCCAAGTGGGATGCACGCCAACTAGAGAACACGCTCAATGAGTTCCTGGTGCGTCCGTTCATCATGCTGAACTACGGCCCCCAGGCGAACTACCCGAAAGTCTGCCTGCGCATCAATGAGCCGGAAGACCTGAAGGCCATGGTGGATGCGATTATCCCTCTGATTGACCGAGGCATGAAAATCCAGGCGTCGGCACTGCGTGATAAATTTGGCCTGGACGAACCGGAAGCCGGTTCCGATATCCTTCAGCCCGTAGGAAACCAGAGTGGTTACGCCATGCTGCCCGCCCTCAACCGCGAACGCCTGGCGCTGAACCGCCAGTCTACACCGGATGATATTGACCAGCTTACCGCCGAAGGGATCGGCGACTGGCAGCGGGTTGGCACCGCCTTCACCAATCCGGTGTTGGCACTGGTCAACGAGGTCAGCAGCTACGAAGAGTTTCTGGCGCGCTTACCGGAGTTGCAAGCCAGCCTGGATGCCCGCGAGTTTATCGATGGCTTGACCCAGCTTTGCTTCCAGGCTCGTGGTTTGGGGGACGCAAGTGATGCGAACTAAGCGCGTGCGTCATGAACACCTTTGCTTTCAGCGGCCCTTGTGGCCGGTGAAACATCACACCCACTGGGAAATATTCAACGGTTATTACTACGGGCGGAAACATGGTTGATAAAGTCCCCGATATTATCCCCAAAGAGACGCTAGTCTGGTTTAAGGCTAAGACGCTCAAGCCCGGTTTTGACTACCGTGACGTCTGGCTGGAGGAGCACGGCGCGGCCTTTACCGTCGCCAAGATGACCCAGCTCGATCTGCTCAGTGACGTGAAGACGTTAGTGACCCAGGCCCTGGCCGATGGCCAGACCTTCCGCGACTTCCAAAAGGTGCTGGAGCCGCTGCTGGTCAAACGCGGTTGGTGGGGTATGCGTGAGATGGATGACCCACTGACCGGCGAGACTCGCACCGTACAGCTCGGCAGCGAGGGCCGCTTGCGTACCATCTACAATACCAATATGCGCACCGCTCGCAGCGCTGGCCAGTGGCAGCGCATCGAACGCACCAAGCGGGCAATGCCGTATTTGCTTTACACGCTGGGGCCATCCCGAGAGCACCGCGTTGACCATCTTCAGTGGGCCAACATTTGTTTGCCTGTCGATCACCCATTCTGGCTCACGCACATGGGGCCGAATGGCTGGGGGTGTAAATGCGGCGCTCGGCAGGTCAGTAAATACGAGTATGACCAGATGGTGCAGGACGGCGTGACGGCCACCGATCCGGTATATGACACCAACGGCCAGCCGACTGGCCAGGTGACCCGCTCGAAGGTACCGTTAAAAACCCAGGCACCGCCGGTCAAAAATGTGAAGTGGCTCAACAAGCGCACCGGCGAAGAAGAGCTTGTCCCTGAAGGTATTGACCCTGGCTGGAACTACAATCCCGGCATCAGTCGCTCTGCTGCGCTGGAACGCCAGCTCCAGGCTAAGCAGCAGGCATTCGACACCCAACCGTAGCTTGCTGGGTTACCCCTCCCAAACCATCGTGGTGACGTTATCGCGGCTTGTGGTACGATGGCGCGTAGAAAATTAGTTAAACGTTCCTACGCGCTTTTAAACGTGTTTTAAACACGGTTCCTCCCCTCGTTTAGAGGGAAAGCGGTTAATCCGCCTTTCTCCCCCGTTCGCATCACACTGTCTGCATGATTTCTAATGCGGACTGACCCATGCCTGTAAATACCCTGGCGCTCTGTTTTGAGCTGCCGTTTGATTCAGTTGATAACAAACTGCCAGAGTGGATACCCATCCTACCGATTGGTGTGTTTACGGGGCGCGATGGTCGTTCCTGGGTAAACAACTCACCCGAAGCAGTGATTGCCAAGTCACTGACAGGCACTTTTATCCCCTTCGACATTGAGCACGCGACGGAAGTGAAAGGCCCTAAAGGTGAACCGGCTCCGGCACTGGCCTGGATTGAAGACCTCAAGATTGACGGTGCCTGGATCATGGCAAAAGTTAGCTGGAATGCTGACGGTGCCAAGCTGGTTCAGGGCCGCTCATACCGTTATTACAGCCCTGCATTTCATTTCAATAGCGAAGGTCAGGTAACCAGGCTGTCCAGCTCTGGCCTGACCAACAAACCCAATTTAGATATGCCTGCCCTTAACTCGGAGAAAACCGATATGACAATGCCTGCTGAAATTGCAGCCGCGTTGGGCCTGGGTGCAGACGCCACCGTTGAAAGTGGTGTCACTGCCATCCAGGGCCTGAAGAACGCAGAACAAGTGGCGCTGAACCGCGCGCAGACTCCCGACCTGACCGCCTTTGTGCCGAAGGATACTTACCAGTTGGCGCTGAACCGCGCCGAGACCGCTGAAGGCAAGCTGAATGCCCAGGCGGTTAAAGACGCTGAAGCCCTGGTTGATGCTGCCATCGCCTCTGGCAAGGTGGCCCCAGCCAACCGCGAGATGTACCTGGCCACCTGCCGCAGCGAAGAAGGCCGCAAGCAGTTTGGCGATTTCGCCCAGGCAGCACCGGTGATTGTTAATGCCGACCTGGCCAAGAAGGTACTGGGTAAAAAAGACAAGCAGGAACTGACCGAGACCGAAGTGGCCATGTGCCGCTCCATGGGCCTCACCGAAGAGCAGTTCCTGGCCGCCAAACCTAAAGCCACTGAGGAATAACCGCAATGCCAACCCCTAATGCAGAAATTTTGCACGCCCTTACCACCTCGTTGAGCGCCGCCTTTACCACCGGGCTGGCCGGTGTCACGCCGCAATACCTGCGTATTGCCACTGAAGTGCCAAGCGGTTCAGCGTCCAACACCTATGGCTGGCTGTCAGATTTGCCAGGCATTAAAGAGTGGGTCAGTGACCGTCAGCTCGCTGTACTGAGCCAGCAGGGTTACACCATCAGCAACAAGACCTGGGAAAGCTCCATCCGCGTGAAGCGGGAAAACATCGAAGACGATCAGATTGGCCAATACAGCGTTATTGCCCGAGCGTTCGGCCGCCAGGTCAGTGAGTTACCGGACACGCTCAGCTTCCCGTTGTTGGTTGCAGGCTTCAATACGCTGTGCTTTGACGGCCAGAATTTCTTCGACACCGATCACCCCATGGCTGGGGGCACCTATAGCAACATCGTAGGCACGGGTGCCGAGACGGGTGAACCGTGGTTCCTGATTGATGAGTCTCAGGTGCTGAAACCTATCCTGTATCAGAACCGCCGTCCGTTTAAGTTCGTCTCACTGGATGACCTCAACAGCGAGCACACGTTCCTGAATAACGAGTTCCTGTATGGCGTTGATGGACGTTGCAACGTTGGGTTTGGTTTCTGGCAGACCGCCGTGGGTTCTCGCTTGCCACTGACCGTGGCGAACTATGAGAAAGCCGTGGAAGCCCTCCAGGGGATGCAGCGCTCCGATGGCACCCCGCTGGGCATCCGTCCAACCACGCTGGTGGTGGGCCGTAAAAACCGTGCACCGGCGAAGAAAATTATCGACGCCATGCTGGTTGATGGTGGTGACTCCAACATTTATTACCAGGATGTGGACATCCTGAACAGCCCGTTCATCGTGACGCCTGCTGCGCCACCGTCTGGCGGTTAAGCCTTCTTTA